TCAGAGTTTGTCTTGCTTGAATATAGGCAGAATCGATTAAAGTTGTTGTTGCAGAAGAATCTACTCCAACTGGAGAAAATAAAGTAGGAACGTCGGTAAGAGAAGAATATGAAAAATCTTGTCTTACTTGAATATACGCACTATCAATAAGACCAATAGCACTAGAAGAATCGAATGTAGAGGCACGTGCTATTATGTAAGCAGAGTCTATTACACTTTCGACAAAACTAGAATCTCTGTGAGTGGAAATTCTAGCATTAATATAAGCAGAGTCGATAATTGATTCTATTGTATCAGAATCAACTTGATTAAGACTTTGCCTTGCTTGAATATAGGCAGAGTCGATAAGAACTCTCGCCTCTCCAGAATCTAAAAACTGACCAGCATCAATTCTTTCATTAACATAACCAGAATCAACTACACCACTGATTACATTTACATCAGCATTACTTGCTATTATCTGTAAAGGTCTGTTAGGAGATCCGACTGTAATTTTTTTAATGATAGTGGTCATTCAAAACACCTATGTTACTTGAGGAGTGACTTGTATTCTCCCCTCTAATATTCTTTCTACTAAAGTGTTTCCATCGCTATCAGTAGAAGTGATTTCTACATCATACACGTAACGACCTTTTGCAAGTGCACTTGTTTGAATATTTGTGAGAGAGAGACTGACAATACCGTCTGTAGTTGGGTTTGCAACACCACTTGTGAATACAGTGGTGCCAGAACTATCACTGTTGTAATTCTTTTTTATCTTTGCGAAGACAGAATAATTCGTGACATCTTTTGCTGCTCCAGTAAAATCTACTAAATGCAACTGTATCTCAACATCAGACCCTTGGTCGATGGTAAATTCTTCGTACTGCGCCATGAATACCTTCTGTAATTCTTTGTCGGACGAGCGGAATCGCCCCTGCACCTATTTAATATTATTTATAATATTAAAGATCTATATTAATAAATTTTGTAGGTTCTGATTATAATAAAATCACTTATATCATAGTATATATAAAGTAGGTGCACAAACGAAAAAGGATGTGATATAATAGATATATGATAATAAAAAAAGCATGCGTAACTGGTATTGGTATGATTGATTCTTTAGGTAATAATCCTAAAGAATGTTTTAAAGGTCTAATTAATAATCGAGATTATCATCAGAAAATTGATTCTATTTGCCCTGATTACAGTAATCAATTTGGTTTTTTTCCGAAAACAGAAACAATACTTCCTAACAAAATTAATAAACGACATTTAGTAAGATCTTTAGAGTATGGTATACATTCTGTTGATCAAGCTATTTTTGATTCTGGTGTACGAATGTCAGAAAATGTTGGTGTATTCTATTCTTCACTTACAAATGGGAACGATTATAAAAAAAATTTTATAAATCAAGAAAAATTTAGGCATATAAGAAAAAGCACAAATGGATTATTAGATTCTATTGCTAGTTATATTTCAATTTACTATGGATTTAAAGGTGTTAATACATGTCTACAATCTGCGTGTGCAACGGGATTAGTTACAATTGATTTCGCAATGAACTATATTGATGAATATGATTACATTATTGTTGGTGGTGCAGATGCAGGATGTAATAATATTGACATGAAACTTTTCAATATGTTACATGCAACTGGTACTCGATCAATGCCATTTGATGAAAAGAGAGACGGATTTATTATGGGTGAAGGTGCTGGTTGTTTAGTATTAGAATCAGAAGAAAAGGCAAAAGCAAGAAACGCAAAAATATATGGTTATGTTTATCCGGCAGGACATGCATCAGATGCTTTTGGACAAACAAGTCCAGATGGTTCTGGTGCATTACTTTCTATGAAAAAAGCAATTCAAAATAGCGGTTTATATCCCAATGTTGTTAACGCCCATGGTACTAGTACTCCATCTGGTGATGAGGTGGAATATAATTCAATAAAACAAATATTAGATAAACCTATCTATTCTGTAAAAGGTAAGATTGGTCATACGTTTGCTGCTGCAGGAATACTTGAGGTAATCTATTCTTTCCTTAGTATGAGTAATCATGTTATACCACAAACATTTGGTTGTGTGAACACTAAGATGGACATAGTAAAAGAAAATATAAATAAATCTACTAACGTAACTTTAAAAAATTCGTTTGGCTTCGGTGGTAAATGCTGCAGCATGATTATTGAGGGAAATAATGATTGAAATTTTTGATATTGAAGATACTTCTTTTTTAAAACAATATGAAAAAGAATTAATGGAGCAAGAAGAAAAGGTACAAATGGCAGGAGCAAAAATGCTTTTCAATCTGCCTCAGTACCAAATGAGACAAGATATTACGAAAAGATTATTTTCTCATTTCGATAATTTGTTTTATCCAAATTATATTCGGGTAGATCATACATCTTATATTTTTAGATTTAAACCCGATACACCTACAATGCTTCCTCATGTAGATTTCGATTTAGAAACATGTAAACATATTAAGGATAAAGCAAAAAGAGTTATTATATATGTAAATTCAGTGTGGGATACAAAATGGAAAGGTGGAACTTACTTTGATGCTTTCGAAAATCATAAAGTAAATTCAAGGTCAGTAGCAAAAACACCAAAGTCTAAATTTACAGAACAAGCAACTTATGTAGAAAATGTGCCTGGAAGAGCAGTTGTATTTGATCCAGATGAATTACATTTACCTGATGAATGTAGTGGAAATAATGTACAACGTTTGACCTTTGCGGGATTAATTGTCCACCCAGATTATCACTATATTATAAAAGAATTAGAAGGACCGGATAACATTAATGGAAGTTCAGTTACTCGTGTTTCGTCTCCCCAGATGTAAAAAGTTTGTAGTAAATTATTATAGAAAAGAGGTGTGGGATATCTTTTCCAATACGATGCTCCAAATCTCAAAAGTAAAGAATCGACCTGTGTTTTCTTTTTTTCTATATTTCGGGTAAAGAAAAGTGTATCAACATATCGGCGGTGGAATTGAGGATTATCTTTATAAAAGTTAAAAGTTAGATTCATACCAACTTGATGGTGGTGTTTTTGATTTGCATAAGTTCTAAAAAAAGCACGTGCAACTTGTTGGTTACCTAAATTTTCTAAACCCCAAATATGGGCAGGAGAATCATCAACAAAAAAGAGAGTCATAAAGAAACATCGTGAAAGGGTTTTATATGCATAATTACATTTTAGTTTATTTTGTTTGTCGGTTCTCGCAAGTAATAAGATATCATGGTATTCCTGTATTGGTTCATCAAATACAAGAACCTTTATCCTATCAGAATATCGAATTGTAGTAATCACTATGTTTCCAATCTATCAATTTATTTATCCTTTTAATACTTATGCTTTACTTACAGAGTTAGAATACTATCGCGATGAGTTTAAGGCTTATGAAGATGTGAGATATGATGCACTTGATAATTGGAAAGTATTAAGAGATAAACCTCTACGCGCATTGACTAAACAATACTATAAGTTTTGTGATGACACAGGATTGGAAGGTAAACCTCGATATTATATTTTAGATGGCAAATCTATGTTACCGCCACATGTTGATTTAAATACTGAATGTTCTATCAATCATTTATTATCAGGAAATGCAGCACCAATTACATATACAAAATATGGAAACTTTGAATATAAAACTGCATTAATAAATACAAAAGAAGAACACTCGGTAAATAACGCAGAGTATAATGATAGATACTTATTCAAAATTTCATTTTTCAATCATACGTTCGAAGAAGTGAAGGATAAAATACTTGCTTACAAAACTAGAACAAAAGTTTGATCACAAAGAGCTGTTAAAAATTTACAGCAGTATGGTTAAAAAACATTCACAAATTCACATCTCTTCTCCAGATGGGAAAACATATTGGTATGAGAGCGGTGATCTTCGTAAATATAAATTAGATCAAAATGACTTCACAGAAGTGAACAGTTTTTTTAAGGGAACTTATGTTGAATCTGTTTACAAAGAACTAGACATGTGTTATAATACATGCAGAGGTCGATTTATGACTTTGACTTCTGATAATCGTGCGTATTCATATCACTATGATATGACAAAAAGAATACACATTCCTCTTATAACACATGACGATTGCATGTTTATTGTTGATGACAATGTATATAAAATGCCTGAGCTTGGTAAGGCGTATATGCTAGACACAACAAAGAAACACACTGCATTAAATTTAGGATGGGACCAAAGAGTCCACATGGTTGTATGCTTGAAATAATTTATAAAATTTGGCCACAATTTAGAGAATTGCCTGAAGAAAAGGTTATTCGATGGTATGAGACATATAATGTTCAAACCACGATTGAAAACGAAAAATATTTTGCATTACATACTTCTCCACTTGTACCAACATCAATGATTATCGATGTTGATTTATTTCATAATGAAATAGAAAAATATAGAAATCACTTTACCCGATGGGGCATTAATCATGTCAATTTTCCAAGATACGGCATACCTCTAACAAATTTAACCGGCAGTTTAGAAGAAAAAAACGACCCATCACGTATGCCTCTTGACGAACATTTTATGTACCATCAAGATAAAGATATTATACATGATAATGATATAAATGTGCATACTGAAATTTGTGATTTATCTAGTTTAGATCCTATTAATCCAATTAAATCTTATCTTGTGCGCAGTAGCATTTTACGATGGGATACAATGGGTCATTTTAAACCACATATTGATGTGGGATTGCCTGCACCAAACTTAAGATTATGGGGTACAACTAATCCTAATATGCGTTTAAAGATTGGTGGCGAAATGATAAGAAATTTTGAGCCTGGTCGTATCTATATCATAGATACATCAAAAATTCATGAAGGATGGGCAACTGATAATAATGTATATCAATTTTTTATTGGATGTAGTATAGAATCGTATGAAACACTCTTACAACTTTCTCAAGTCAATAGGTAATCCATTCTTTCCAGAAGAAGCGAATGATATTATCCTTCTTCCAGATTGTTTTAATGCTGCTTTGATTAGTACGACTATAGCAAATACACTAGCTCATAATTTAAAATTATATAATTGTGGTCTTATCGGTAATACGATTAAGATATGTATAGTAATTAATGATTCTGAAAAAGGGAAATATAAAAAAAAAGATGAAGAAACAAATCTAGAAAGATTAATTTTTGTATGTAACGAATTCGAATCAAATGGTCTGGATATTCGATATTCTATTTTTTCTGTGAATAAAATAAATTACGCCGCTCATGAGCAGTGTAATTCAATGTGGTATTTCAAAAGACAATGGGTCGGTGATAAGAATCAGATTATGGTAAAAAAGTCAAGCCCAGTCGGATACTCACAATTTGAATTTCAAACAAGAAATATAAATCTAAATTTTGTATATGAGTATGCAAAGGAAAAACATCTGAAAGTAATTGAATTTGATTATAGCAGTAAGTATGATTGGTTATTAAATGAGATGATTCATTCTAAGTTTATTGTATCTGAATTCGGAGGTCTATCTATTCTAGGTGTTTTCGCAAAGTGTCCAGTTTTTATTGTAACAGAAGGACTGATATCAATTGTCATTGGTGGTGAAAGAAAAGTTGTCACATATGGCAACGGAAATTTATCTACATCATCTATTATCGATCATATTGATCAAGGATTGATAGAACAAAAACCGTATAACGGATTTCTTAAATGTATTACTCCCAAAGATAAAAATAAATTAGGTAAGGTGCTATGATTATTACCGGTATGCAGGGTGCAGGTAAAACAACTGCATGTAATTACCTCAGTAAAAAATGGGGGAAAAAATCTTTAATATTTCCTAAAGAAAAAATGAACAATATAGATGATTATAGAAACCAATTAATAGAATTTTGTAATAGCAACGATATTGTCGATATGGCGATAGGAGAAGCATCAGCGACTAGATTATTAGAACTAGAGTGCACTATTATTTTAATTAAAACAGAAAAAATAATTAGGATTGATAGAATATCAAAAAGAAATTATAAAACAAGAATGGAAATACAATCTTCATATGAAAAAGTTTGGGAAGGAATAGAACGTGCACAAAGTATAATAAATCCGAACATCACTATTATTAATAATTCTACCATTGAAAATTATTACCAAGAATTGGATAAATTATGTCTGTAAACGTAAAAAAATACTGCGTAAAAGTTGGTACTAAATATAAAAATGAAAATGTATATCGTTTAGCGGAAATGATAGGTGATCTAACTGTGATCACAGATGACTTTAGCTTAGCAAAAGACTTTAATGTAATTGAAGCAAAATATCCTGGCGTCTGGAATAAAATGATGTTTTTCAATGAAACAGAATTTCCTAGAGGAATTTTCTTTGATTTAGATATTAGTGTCCATAAAAAAATTGATAATGTATTTCAACCAAGCGAATACATGAGATTAGCATATACAGATTGGGAAGATCTAAAAATACTGGAAAGTTATACGATTGGCGACAAATACAAATACTGCAGTATCAATTCGTCTGTTATGTCATGGAATGAAAAAACAAAACGACAGCATGTATGGCTTCAGTTTCTACGAGACTATGATAAAGCTGTGAGGTTATTTAATGGTATTGATACATATTTAGAACATAGACATTCAGATTCAATTGACTTCTTTCCAACTGGTTTAATTGATTCTTATCGTTGTAATCCATATGCAGACGTGCATATTATGTCATATGATGGAGAAGGTAAAGATGCGTACTTTAACAATGGATAAAATACCTATTCCTTTTTGGGAATATTCGAGATGTATTCAAAATTTAAATCACGAAGAACCTACAAGAGTCAGTGACTTTGCTAAATCATTTTCTGAAAATCAAGTTTATGCAAAAACATGGTTAATCGAACATCTCTTTATGTCCGGTGATCATGAAGATAAAAATGTATGCATTCTCGGTGGGTGGTATGGTACAGTATTGGTACCTCTTTTAGAAAATAAAATTAAAACTCGCAATATTCGTTTAATTGATTTTGATAGGAAAACATGTAATATCGCAAAACGTATTTTTCCTTATATTGAAGTAGAATGTTTGGACATAAATTTTGATCTAGAAAATTTATCGAGTGATATTATTATCAATACATCTTGTGAACATATGTTACCAATGCGTGAGTTTGATTTAAATGGTCTTTGTGTGTTCCAATCAAATAATTTTAGAACAGAAACATCTCATATTAATTGTGTAGATTCCGTAGAAGAATTAGTTGAGCAGTCGGGTATTACGAATGTAATTTATAAAGGTGAAACACAATTTCATAGATGGGATAAAGAGCATAAAAGATATATGGTTATCGGTGAAAGATGATTCATGTTATTTGTTCAAAATGGGGAACAAAATATTCTTCGATATACGTTAATACATTATATAATATGGTAAAAAAACATTTACCAACTAAATTTAAATTTTATTGTCAAACAGAAAATTCATGTGGATTAAATACCAATATAGAAGTATTACCATTCGGAACAGAATTACCCGAATCAACTCCCGAAGCAATGATAGAATCGACAGAATATCTTAATGGATTGCCAAGGTTATGGGATAGACCGAAACTTAATTATTTCAATCCCGAATGCTGGGGATTAGATGGTATAAAAATAGCACTTGATATTGATATTATCATACATAACGATATGAAACCACTTCTCGATTTATTTCAAGATAAGCCGATTACTGGAAGATCTTGGTGGCATAATATGGATAATGAAGCAAAACCACAATGGCGCAAAAGATATTGTGCAAAAAATAATGGTGGATTTTATATGTGGGAAGGAGATATGTTTCATTCGATATGGGATGATTTATTAAAAAACTGGCGTAAAATATATTTTTGTTTTCATGGTGGTTCTGACAATTTTATTACAACAAGGCATTTAGATTTATTCGATTTTGTGCCACCAGAAATGTATTATTCATTTAACTGGGGATGCGAATGGCCAGATGATATGAGTTTACATAAAATAAGAGAAGATAAAATTATATGTGTTTTTAATACTGATGCACAAAAAAGAAATGCTACAAAACTTGAATTACATCAGTGCGTAAAACTTTATCCAAGAGTAAAAGAATTATGGAAGTAAAGATATATGCGGTTCGTGTTGGTAGTCGTTATGGTATTGAATTCGAAAAATATCTCAAAGATAAAATACCAAACATAAAATTTTTAAATGAAGAACGTGAAAATTTTAAACTTCAATGGAATAAATTGCATTTTTTTAATCTTGATATTGATGAACCGATATGTGTAATTGATATTGATATAGAACTAATAAACGACTATATAAAAATATTTGAATATCCAATACAAAGAGGTGAGTTTCTTACACTTGATTGTTGGTGGGATGATAGACCAATTAATGGTGGATTTTATAAATTTTATCCTTCAGATGTAAAATTTGTATATGATGAATTTAAAAAAAATAAAAATTATTGGGAAAAATATTTTATAGAGAATGGAACAAAACCTGGACCAGTAAATGGAGAAGAAGATTTCGTATACCATATGGTAAAAGATGTATTAGAAATTAAATATCTTCCAAGTACTTGGGCAACAAAAATGAAATCAAACCCAAACCGAAAAGAATTATTTCAATTAAATAAAAAATATCCAGGATATCCAGTCGAATATCTTTATCTAGATGGTTTTAATCAAGATATTAAGCTGATTCACTATCTATATCTGAACCGAATTTATTCTCGGCTTGGGTAATTAGACCAGAATTAGAAACTATATTAATTAATTCGGTTGGAGTTTTTGCTGTTCTAATTGATTCTTTTAATCCAGAATCTTCACAATCAGATATTTCTTCTATTTCAAATACTGCTAATTTCATATTAAAAAGACCCTCATCATGATATTCTGAATTGAACTTAAAAATAAAATTGAAAAGTTTATCGTAATTTGTATTATCCGACTTCTCTTGAAAAGCAGATGTAGAAATTTCGCCACTATCAATTAACTTCTGATGGAAATCGATAATTCTTTTTTGAATCTGTTTACCATATTCTATGGTATCTTCTTCAATTTGATCAAGTGTATATATCTTGATCAAATTTTTAAAGTTTACATCATTTTCATCAACCGAAATGTATTGTGCTCGAATAGTATTGGTATCAGCATTATCTGCCCATTCCGCAAGAATTGTAGTTCTATCGTTATCCGTAAATCGAGCAGTTAAAAGAGTATGTCCTTGCATAGTTAAGTCCTATAAATTTTTAATGCGTATGTTGTTTCTGTTTCACCAGCACCAGATGGTAAATTCTGTGATCGATAAGTATCAACGTCTTTATCATCGATTCTTACTTGTGAATTTAATGTTGTATCAGTCATAACGTCACCACGAGTTTGAGGTGTGCTATCATTGCCAGTTATCGTACTAATGTCAGTACCCGATACACCTTGAACTTGATATCTAATACGATATGTATTTCTAGAATTAGCTGAATAGAATAACAAATCTTCTAATATCGAATCAAACTCAGCAGTAGAATAACTTTGTAGATCGTTATCAGAATTAATATAGAGAGGTAATTGAACACTTGGTATCCCATAAGAATTTCCTTGATTGGTTCTCCACAGATACCAATTTTGGATAGTAGTAGTTGTGGTACCAGATAAAGGTAATATTTCAGTAATGGATCCATCACCACCATGTATGGATAGATCAAATCTTGTATCAACGAAAACAGGATTAGCATTCATAAGAGTATGATTTGCTAAACCTGACGACTGAGTTGAAATACGATACGTTCCATCTCTATCGTTACCATCAACAAGTAAGTTAGTGGCATCATTAATAAATGTATCATGCATGTCTGTTTTAGACATTGCTTGAAGATTATCAGAACCATCATAATATAAAGGATATAATTTATTATTTGTATCTGTAGGATCAGAAGGACCTGTGAGAGTAAGATTTATATGATCATATGTGGTAGAGATACCAGCGTCTGTTGTGTTTTCTACAGTATTACTACTAAATCTACGATTATTACTTACTTCGGCACTTGGTGAGTCAGATGTGTCAAGCATTCTTCTACGATCGCCGGCGCTTGCAACATACGATAAATTAACAGATCTACTCGATCCACCAAAAAGGTAAACGCATCTTTGTTTAATTGTGGTTATTTGAGAAGCCGACATCTGTACGATGCTCGAGCCATCCCAATAAACCGGTGTTCTTACTGCCATTATAAAGTTCCGCTAGTATTACTTGTAGATAATAAATACCCAGCTAAAAGAGTTGTTCCTGCTGAATTTTTTATTTGCAGTGGTTTGATATTATCAAGATTAACACTTTCCATTATCAGTGTTGTGACAGTAGCAGTTCCTATTGAAACAGATCCAATTGTACCACCTTGAATTTTATCACCCGATATTTGATCATTTGCTAAAGTTAGTGTTCCACCTGATACGTCAACAGAACCAGTCAAAGTTCCTGTGACATCAACACCAGTGTTCGTAGTTGCAAGTCTACTGACATTATCATGATAAAGATTAACTGCTCCATTTTCAAGACCAGCAAAAACATTTTCACCAGAAAAAGTTTGAACTTGTAATCTATCAGTTCGAATAAAAAGAGTCCCTGAACCTGTCTCATCTATATAAGAATGAGTTCCATTATGGTAAATTTTAAGATCATCATTATCCCCAAAATTTACTTTGCCATTGTCTCCTAAACTCAAATCAGTAGCATTTTGAAGAGTGATGTCTCCATTCATTTGAATGTCATCCTGAGTGAATTTCATTCTCTCGACAAAATTACTATCTCTTATTATGAAATTTTCATCATACTTTATTCGTAAATCACCCGAACCATTTATTATATCACCAGTTACACCATCATGGTAAATTTCGAGATCGTCATCACCTATCTGCTCATTCCATATAATTTTAGATCTACTCGGTAATCTAACATCATCGGAGTCTGCGAATGTCAAATCTCCATTCCAACGAGTAGAACTCAAGTCTGTAATTTCACCATTGTTAGCAACCATATCACCTATAGTGAATGTATTGGTAGTAAAGTATGTTGCAACATCTGAAGCGATTTCTTGTGTTTCATCAATTTGAATTATTTTTGCTTGAATTTCATTGATAGCTGAAACAAGACTACTGGTATCATCAGTAGTAAGTACGTCTTTATCACCCATATTGGTAGAAATTTGATTTGTTTTAGTTACAAGTGAAGCAACTGGATCTGTAAGATTAATGGTTGTTATCGCCATTTTTTTCCTCTAATACTTTCATTAAAAGATGTTTCATTTCTTTCACTTCATCACGAAGAGATTCGATTTCTTTTCTTTCTTGGGAAGCTTTATATTTTCTTTTTTTAGCTCGTGATATTTCTTCACTGTTTATATTTACAATCGCTCCGCTTGCTTTGTCTCTCACTAAACTTGAATTATTTTCAACTTTAACATATTTATTCATTATACTGCCAATGCGATGACCCTCAAATCTCTGAAAGTTGGAACCTTTGAAGAGTTTGTTGTATCCATAATTATTTTTATTTGGAATTTAGTGAATGCTTCCAAATCACCACCGATTCCTCCAATAAGATATTCATAATCCCTGAATACACCAGAAATTTCATCAGCAGAAAGGTCTACTTCTTTTGAAGCCAATATAAAAGGTTGAGATGATAAAACACCATCAGAAGTTGCTGTTCTAAAATAAACCCTAAAATTAGATTCATCTGGTCTATTTGCAGCTAGTATAATTTTCAATCCAACCGCAGCTTCAGCGAGTGTTACTGGAACTGTTAGATGCTTAGCGGCACTCGTTCCACCAAAAGGATTAGTTTCTGCTACTGAAGAAAGAGCAACATTTCCTGCTGCATTTTGATTATCGATTAAGTTATCAAATGTTATTACAGAAGCTCTTTGTAAATCTATAACTGGAGATACTCGAGTGTCTGTAGTACTCAAATCAAGTTTGAGATGAAAAGATTTGTCTGAAATCGTTGCATCTTCATTTTCCTGAGAAAGAATTATTTTCGGGTCACCGAGTGTGTTAATAGAATTAAGAGTTACCTGTTGATATGTTGTACTCAATGTATAGTTATTTGATAAACTATAGTTTCTTGTTCCTGCAACACTACTTGATCCATATGAGGCAGCACTAGTGCTTTTTATCGAAGCTCCAAGGTTTGTGCTGTTTGGAAGTAAAGTTTGTATTTGTGGCGCGAAATGATCATATCTCGCGTTTTGCGTGACTAAAGTTTGAGTACCACCAAATCGAGCAGCATTGCTAAATGTATCACCAACTGTCACTGTATATCCAGTATGATCTACTGCGTTGATAGTTCTATCACCAGAAATTTGTGTAACGTCTATTCCACCATAAGTAGCAGAATCTAATCCAGAAATATTTACTGTATCTCCTGCATCAAAACCATGCCCTTCTTGGAATACTGTGAGAACAGTATCATCAGAATCGGATAATAGAGAATTATTTTCAAGAAGGTATTTCGCCACTGGTGCATTTTTTAGTACTAAATTTCCAGAAGATGCAAACTGTGCCCTGTAAATTTTGAACATAAGATCCTTTGACTGATCTGGTGTCCAAGTTCTTCCATTCTGAGATAAAAATAATGATCCCATAGTTGGTTGCTTCTGAACTCTTTTCGTAGTTGATCCAAGAAGAAATTCATAAACTTCCGCAACATGTACTGTATAAGCATTTGTTTCTGCTAAAAGTACGATAGCATAATCAAATCCAGCAGGAAGGTAAATAGGCTCATCAAACTGGAAATTTGTTGGAGATGCTTGTACAGTAGCAACATTCGTACTCGCAATATTTACACTGCTCGGTGAAAGAAACTTAACTGCACCAGGAATCGGTTCTCCAGTTGGTACACCATTTTCGACAGGACGTATTTGCAGTTGCACAGGTACAGTAGTATCTTTTGAAGCAAAAAATACATCAACTTTTGTTAAGAAAACACCATTCGGGTTTTGTACATGATCTACTCTGAATGATTGTGCGACAGGATCTCGAGGTCTTACTCTTCTTATTCTTGTTGTGTTTATATGCCTTGTTGACTGTATAGTTTTTTGTCTCGTTTGTAGAACACCACTTGATAAGAAAGTTGTAGCTGCAGTACTTGTAGAATTCGTTTCATCATCAACACTAATATTCAAAAGTTTAAATTCTTGTTCCCCTGTTCTAAACTTTAAAGATGTTGTACTTGGTATTAAAAAAGTTCCTTGAATTTTACCTTCAGAATTTGAAGTGAGTGTTGTTACTCCATCTGGATGAGCAGAAGTTTTTGTGTAGATATTACCTTCATCCCGAGTCGAAAGAGCAAATCTATTACTATCTAAAAAGTTATCTGGTTCTTGTCTTATGAAATTAGAGATAGACTCACCACCAAAAAACGCGAAATGTCTACAGTTCGGTTGTAATCCTTGTACATTAAATGCTATTTTACGAGATCTCATAAATGGAATCACAGAAATTTCTACTATCTTATCACCAATTTCTTCACGAATCGTTTGAGAACTCACCTGAACTTGAACACTCGAAACAAAATTATTACCAGAAGTTGGGACACCAACCCAAGAACTAGACCAGTTATTGAGAGATCTTGTTGTACGAGAAGAAGAAACATGTGTTACAATATCCTCACCCTGTACTAATCTATCAGCATCATATTCGATTTCAACCCAGTCATCAGAAGAGGGAGAAAGATCTATATGACCAAGACTTGTTATCACGTTAAATGGATTCACATTTACTGTGGTTGTACAAAGATCTTGATTAATTAACACTGGATTACTGTCTATATCTAAAAGAGCGAAATCACCCTTTAACGATACATTCGTAGTGTCTGAAGAATTAAAATTTAATCTTGTTGATTTTGGGTAAACTGGAACACTTAAAGTTTTTTCACCTAAACTTATTGATGCTCTGTAATCTTCATTGTTGATATCCGATAAAGCATAACTAGAAAAATTATCTGCTAAGAAACCAGATTTAATTCTAGGATTATCATCGGAATCTAATACAAATAATGATTCTGCATTTACCTCAAGAAGATTGAGAGTTGTTGTTTCTTCAAGTTTATCTATCCTCTGTTCTATACGACCAATATCTTTCATTGTATATCTTTTATGAGGAATTAAAGTAGATGATATATCTGATTCATTAAGAGTGAACGCATTAATATTAAAATCATAAAGTGTAAGAGAACCTTCTGGTGTAGCAGGAGGTTGAGGACTAAAGAGTGAAGGAACACCTTGTGAAACTTGTAATTCACCAGAACCTTCTCTATTGATTTCATTATTGGTTAATACAGCAACTAGTTCATCTTTTCTCTGTTGATAATGAGTAATATCTGATGTAATAGTTGTGTCAACACGAGGAACGAAATTAATAACTGGATTACCACCTGTTCCATTGCTATCATAATTACCAGCAGGATCTTCGATCGATCTAAAATCTAAAACATCTCGTAAATTAATTGTAGATCCATTACTCTTAGTGTAAGACGGTATTGATTTATATGCATCACCACTTCCAGAAGTAAATCCTAAATTACCGAATGCATTAATATAAGATTGAACACTAAAATATGATGCTCCTGGAGCATTTCCACCTCCAGTATGATTGAAATGTTTAAATCTTACAAATATATCACCTATAGGTGGGTTTAATCCAGGAGTTTCTAAAAGTCTACCATTTTGATAATAATTATCTCTTTGCCCATCATCAAGCGTGAAATAACTTAGTAGATCAATTCCATCAGAGTCATTTTTTCTTACTCTACTGACACTGTATATATCAGCTGTATTCAAATCTATGAATCTTGTTCCGTTAGCATCAGTTTTCGCATCGGTCGGCCACTCGATTGTGAAAGTAGTATCTTGTAATGTTTTTAACCTCACACTATTTTCTGCTTGACTCGTAGTCTGAAAAGTAGCTATTAATTCATATGTTGTACTATTACTAAGACCAGTAACTTGTAATTGTGTATCTGATGCTTGCTTTGTCATCGATGCTGATGAAGTTATTTCAGAAGATGAATTGTCTTCCTCTGATATAATATAATCTAATGTTGGTGAACCATGAAAGGTTGACTGACTGGGAGAAGTTGGAGCTTGAAATGTCGCTTCCCCAGAACCATTGCTTATAGCAGTAACTCTACTTCTGAATCTATATTGCATATCATTGAAACCATTAAAAGCAGGTTTCGTGAAGGGTAAATCAAAAAGTACTGAATTATTTCCAGTGGATTTTAACACTGCTAAACTATTTTCTAGAACTAAATTATTAAATTTTGAAGTAGTATTTCCGATAGATTTAACAGAAGAAAAACTTTTATTTGCATTCATTAAAACATCAAAAAGATAATATCTAAGATTACTGCCATCCCTATCTACACTTCGAACTCTTGCAGTTCCGATAGTGTTTCCGGTCAATCCAGTATTATCATTTAAATTTAATTTTTGAAGAGCATCAATATTTGGTAATCCAGCACCATTTCCAGTATCATGTGCAACTAATATATAATTTCCATATCCAGCAACAATTCTTTGGTTATCTAAAGTTTCTGTTGTTCTTGATTTCGGTACTGTAATTTTTTTGGAAGGAATATCTGCTCTATATCCATCAATATATGCAATACCACTCGAAACTTCAAGTTGAAGGTTTGAATCATTCAAATCATTGAATTTCGCTGTAAACGGTTTTACAATATAGTCACCAGACTCTTCTTTTGTTCTGAGAGCCATAAAATCAGATATTAAGTTATAATCATCATTTGGGTCTATTTCGTCTACAATACTTCCATTTTCTACTCTCATGAGATAAACGAAATTTTCACTACTTTGAATTTGATCTCTTGTGGTAAGAGATAATCTAATTCTATATCTGTCGGCTCCTGAAGCTGCTGTGTTAGGAACTTCTCCTTGATTATCGAATAACGCAGTTTCGTCATTTGATGTTACGATAGTTTCTGTTATTTTAAATCCGACATCTTTTGTTGGTGTAGAAGAATATTTTTCCAAAGGGATAGTTTGTTTTTCAACGAATACGAAATGCCCTTGTACAAAATAATCTGAATTATCAACAGAAATAGATGAACCGATACCAGATGCATTAGTAGTTGCAGTTGATACAGTTCCACTGATAGAAGCGAATGATAAGTTTACCGAATTACCAATACGACTTACAGAAGATCCAGCAACTGCAGAGGTCACATTCGTATATTTAACGATAAGTGTGTCAGGATCTGTAGAACTATTTGTTCCAGTTATTTTATCGATGACTTCAAATTTAATACCAGAGTTTGTATTAGTTTCACCTATTATTATACTGTTAAACTGAGATCCATTTACAGTTGTTAATTTTATAAATTCTCTTTGAGTATTGAGAGTAGTGCCTCCTGGTCTTACAAGTGCACCTTCTTTAAATATATTTTTTCCAAATCTTTCGATTTCTTTTTGAATGATAGTTTGCGATTGAGTTAATTCTCTCGCCTGAAGAACCTTACCACTATTAAAAAGAACTCTATGATAGTTATCACTATCTTTAAAATCATCTTTATATGTAGAAGCGAAAGTTGTTTCTATTAAATTTGTTGCCATGTTTTTACACCGTTATAATGATTTTAATATCTTCTTGTTGAGAAGAAGTTCTTGAGATAGCAGATGCCCTATTTTCTATGTATAGTAATTCTCCAGAGTATGGATTGACTTCACTATAAAGATTAGCACTATCTGCTGTGGTATTTCCAGAAGCAGAAGTTATAGTGACGCCATCTGAAAAAACACCAAAACCACTCGAGTCATTTTGATGAAAATATACTATATCACTATCTATATCATCTATGAAAGCTTTAATAGGAGGAGAAGAAGTATCTTGAAGAAGATCTCCTATATCTGCACCAAAATCGGCTGCAGCTGCGGTTGTAGGCATTCTCATATATCTCAGTGTTCGAGAAGAAGTTCCCCTAAATATTGGACCATCTGATGCACTGTCTGTTAATCTTATATTTTTAAATAATCCTATATGCCTAAATTCTCTGCCTTCACCTACTAAAAAAGTTCCAGCGACATCACCATCTGGTTTGATATTGAACATAATATTAGATGCTTTTAAATCACGCCTTGCATCAGAACCTACGCCACCATAAGGAGCAACTACAGCTCTTGCTAAAGCACCTGACCCAGAAGTATCACTAATAATCACCTGTGCATAATCATAACCAGAACCAAGACCAGCACTTTCATTATTCATATCGATTTTAACGATAGATCCACCAGTTACTGTAGCAGTGCCAACAGCTCCAGTTCCATTACCTCTTATAGTTACTGTTGTTCCAGATGTATAACCACTGCCACTCGATATAATTTCCACTCCTATCACTTGCCCCTTTATAGCAGCTTCTTGAACATCATATTGATTTTCATCGGCAGATGAGGCAAAGGGTTCTGCTGAGTCAGAAAACTGAACAGGCATAAAGTTAGAAGTAAGAAATGTTGTAGACGTTGCTGCAGTTAATTCATACAAATATTTCCAAACATATCCATCACTTGTTTGAAAAGGTTGAGTTTTAGCTACTCCTGCTGTTATATAATTCGGTTTTACAGTAGAACTTAATCCTTCAGCAGTAGTGTTATTTTTTGGTTGTTTAAGGCAAATATAAACGTGGTTATCATCAGTGAGAACATAATAAGAATTAGTTGGGATACCTACAACAGAATCAGAATAAGCAGAAAAAATACTACCCTGCGACCAGCTTCTCCTTGGTACTACAAGAGAAGCTGCTTCAACTTTTTTAACAGATTGGAGATTATTCCTTAGAATTAATTCATCTTTATATGTTCGAGTTGGTGTGATAAGAGTATCCGAAGCATTATATGCATCAGATTTTCCTATTCCAATATAAAATTCATTGCTATCATTTGGATCATTCACTAAAGATAAATAATGTGATAGATTGTCTTTTTTATATGTATCTGTTATTATAGCTGTCATGAAATATCCTATGTAATTGAAACTAAGCTATTATTAGAGTCTGGGCTTCCTAAGAGAAACCAGTTTGTTCCATCCCAAATACACTGAGCAGAAGAAAAAATATTAAGAGAAAATCCGTTATCTCCTCCTCTGAAATTATCTGGTTCTATAGTAGCGACTCCATTATTTTTATTTGTAAAAATTTTATACTCACCAACAACAACACCATCACTCAAAGTAAGAGTGAAATCGGAAGATCCATCACATATAATAAGTGTAGCATCTGAATCTACAAAACCTGTAGAAGATGTACTATTTGAAGAATAAGCGACTCTACCGAATGTTTTTTTAGTAACTGTCTGTTCAGAACTATCTGCTATCAAAGATCCCGTGAAATTTGGTAATGTTAGTATTTGATCTGTGTCAGGGTTTTCTGATTTAAGCGTCAGTTCATTCGCATCTGGAGTGCTTCCTTCAAAAATGATTCCATCATTTGCCAATGAAATTTGAGTAGAAAGTACATCACTGTCGCCACCCAACTTTAAATATAGTTCAGCGAACGTGTCATTCATTTTTTGACCAGCCGAGCGAAGTGTATCACCTGTACCATCGTTTGCTGCTGATCCAACACTAATAGATTGTCTTGCCATTAAATAAACCCTTTATTTTTATATCTACTATTTATACCGAAGAATCACTCAAATATCGAGTAAACATATCATTATCCATAGTTTCTGTCGTAGTCGACATATCTGTATTTAATTCACCAGTGAAAAATTCATCTGTAAATTGTAACTTACTCACGCTCCATCTTTCAGAAGATCCCGAATCAACCTGTTTCACCATAACTTTATAAGCAAATAACGCATTGTCATAAGACTCTGAACTCTCTCCTAACCAAATTATTTGATTAGATTCTATAGCTGTTCCACTTCCTGATGTAGAAGTTAAATTTGTAATTGAACCAATAAAACTATCTTTATAGAATAAATTTGTCTGAGTTGTTGTCGCTTCAAAATATGTGTCGTCATGTATTATTCCATCAGAATCTAATATAAGTTTGGATACACTCCAAAAAGAATTATTTCCAGAATCATACATCAATTTGTCTGTTCTATATATTTCATTATCTATATTAGAATACCATAAATCACCTGAATCTATTGTAACTCCAACAAATTCACCTTTACCTTCATATCTCCAATTAAGAGTAGCAAGGTTTGTAGAGTTATTAATTTTCATGTATGTATCATTAGCGGAATCAATTGCATCACTGTCTAAAATTAATTTGGATAAATTATAATATTTAAAAGTGTTCACTGCATTACTTAATGATTGATTGAAACCATCAACTCTGTAAACTATATTATCATTTGCTCGCCAAAATTTTCCAACAAGACCAACCGAGTCGATTGATGTTAGATTAACAACTATATTAGAATCCCAATATATGGTAGCAGTTTCATTGGTCACATTATGTGAGAAAAATGTACCAGATCCTCTTGTAGTATCAGAATCAATCACCATTTGAGTCACAGACCAACGTTGTCCAACTAATTCAGGTGGTTCTGTATTAATATCTGTTCCACCAGAATCACGCTCTCTACCAGGAAATTCTTGAATTGAATAACTGCTTTCTAAATTGTCTGCTCTATAAACGATGGCATCTTCACCTAAGAAAAGATCATTAGATCCTAAACCTTGATCTCCTCCATAGATGACTCCATTAGATTCTAAACCATACCCATTAGATGTTCCAATGTGACTATCATTAAAATAAATATCTACTGTTCCATTATTGTCTACTTCAATATAATTATCATTTGGAGTAAGTGCATCAGAATCTCTAATATATTTGTTAACACGATACCTTCTTCCATGAGTCCCTATATTCTCCTGTACTCTGTTTAATTGATATATGTCATTTGGATCGGTATCAAAATATAAAAACATTCCAAGATAAGCTATAATACCACCGTCACCATTAGTAACAGTATCACCTGTTGCTTTTATACCTCTGATTAGGTCTCGTATGCTGGACCAAGCGAATTTATTACCTTTATAAAGTCGTGCTTCATATACGCCCGTAAAAGGTGGATTTCTAATATCTATGAATATGTTCTCGTCATTTGGACCTAAACCATTATTAGCTCTTCCATAAAGATCTAGTCCACCATAAAAACTTGTATCTATAACGTATCTTCTTTTTCTAGGAAAATCTCCAATACTAGGATCTTTCAATTGATGTGGTCTATAGAGTTTAGGGGATTTATCACTATCTTGTTGATAAACTAAAAATCTGTCACCATATGTGAATAAATTTCCTTGAGTATCGCTATCAACTGCTTCTATATAACTTCCTTCGTGAAAACTATATTGCTGTATTGTTGAAGGATCACTTGACTCTTGATAATCTCTTCCAATTGGAAACTGTGTCATATCGACTATTGAATAAGAATCTGCTCCACCACTTTCGAATATAGTTGGTTCTATGAAAGGATACCCATCAAATATATTCGTAGCACCAGCCGAATCTTCTACCCATCTGTTTCTGCTGCTATCAGTGTAATATATTATGTTATCAGGATTTTGATAAATTACTTGAAAAGGAACTTCTGAATCAAATTGCTCAGTTTCTGCATCTGAGTCAGAAATATACTCATATGTTTCGATTGGTGGAATGTATCTTCCCGTTTCACTATCATTATAAATTACTTGAAATGGTGTTACATAGTATCTATTACTATCACTCGTACCAATTGAAACCCATTGTTCGTTTGAATCTAAAGAAGGTAATAATGAAAATGTGCTATCATACACTGATTGGTTTTCAGATCCAATAACACCAGTTATGTCGAATGTGAGAGAGTTTGGTGTAACAAGATTTTTATTCGTTCCGTAGATATAATTTAATGTTGTTATCGTAATATCTTTATAATTATCTACTATATCGTTGAGTTTCAATCTAAAATTGACACCATTAGATTCTATGAGACCTGTAATTTCCGTGTTTTGAAAAGTCGTAATGATTCCAGATGCTTCATCTGTAACAAGGAAAGCTCCGATATTAGGATCAAGTGGATTTTCTGTGAAACCAGAAAAACTAATTATACCATTTTCATCAGTAAGAACTCGAGTTCCTAAATAAAAACCAGCAGGATGCACAAACTTTTTATATAATGTTTCGTAATCATCAGATGCGAGAGAAACAGTAACAAGTATCGAATATATTTGATATAAAGCATTATTTTGAATAAAATTTTGATCGTTGAATCCTATTCTACCTTGTTCACCTGTTGGTTCTTTTCCTCCAACATAAAGCATTTCATTTTTAGGGTATGAAATTGTCGCTTCTTCTCCGAAAAATCCTTTGAAGAAAGCTTCAGCAGAAAGTTTTGTCCCTTTTGACCCATATAACAAAGGGAGATATTTTGCCATTAATCTTGGATTTTGAAAAAATGAAGATGCGGTAAGTCCGTTACCTATTTCAGATATAAGTTGATCTAAATAGTTTTCATCATTCTGAGCAGCATCTCTCGCAGAAATTATGTTATTAATTTCGGTTTTAAAAGAATGTCTTCCAGAACTATCGAGAAAGTTATAATACTTTTTCAATAAGACAGTCAAATCACTTGAAGAGTTATATTCACTCTGAAAGTATTCTGGAAGTATTTCAGATACTTTAGATCTATCTAAATTTAAATTTCTTCTATTTTTATCTTCTAATCTGTGCGTCATAGTGTCACTGTAGATGGAGTGTTTTGGAAATCAACCCTTGTAACCACGGAAAGAGCTGATTCATCTGGTTTTAGTATATAGTTTCTTATTGGTCTAATGGTACTTTGATTCGAAGGAATAGCAGAAATTTTTATCCCACTTCCGACTATAGCACTCACATTGAGAGTTGTTATATTAACTGATCCAGAAACGTAATCATAAGACCCTATATTATCACTGAGAACAAAAACAGTACCCTCTGCAGTTGCTATTTCTAAAGTATTCGTTCCTAATGTATTTCTTATAAATGCGCTTTGACCGTTAAATGTAAAAGGAGAGGAAGTTATTATGTAATTGACATCATCAGCAATAGCAATCGATGAAGGGAAATTTACAGAATATCCATTATTTGTATTCAGTGTAGGAGTGAAAGACTGTTGCATTTTAACTTCCATGGAGGAGTTAAGAATAGCAGGAGAAAGAGAATCTATTTCTGATAATATAGTTGACCTTCTAAAAACTCTGTCAAACGTATTTAAATTGTTAGCAAAAAAGTTTATTACAGTTGTTCTAATTAAATTTTCTATACTTTTTGTAGTAGATCCTGTTAAGTCTGGATCAAAATTGTATGTAACAGTCATTTCTAAAAATGTATTCGTAGGATCTGAAAATTCTGTTCCTATCGAAAGTATAGCAAGATTTGTCGATAAATTTTCTTTAATACTTGCTTTGGTTATAGTTTTTGTTGCTTCTGGGATACCATCTTTAAAATTAAGACTGACATAAACTTCTCCATATGTAGGTGGAATATTATCATTCCCACCCCAAGCAGAAACATCTTGAACTACGTTACCATAATTTGCTAATATAAGCGCTTTATAGTCTTCGGCAGTCACTAATCTTTGTTGTGTCGCAAATTTAACAGGAGCATTTTTCTTAATAGAATCAAGAGATTCTTTTTCTGCACCACCTGCTGAGTTTACTTCAGTTGTTGTTGTTACACTGAATCCTGAAAGAGGAGTTCCTACTGCTTCAAAAGAAGAGGCTAAGTTAGCATCAGATCCAGAAGAAGAAAGATATTCTATTACAATTTTATTACCAGCTTCTGGTTTTTTTCCAAGTATATTTCCATCACTAAATGTAAATTCGTAATATCCGTTAGGTGCTTCTCGCAAAATGTAAACAGTAGAATTAGAACTGATACTCAAAACTTCGTTTATATTAGTGTATGAAGTGAATGAAGAAGATGTGGGAGTATCAAAAACACTTACAGAAACAGTACTCGTATCCATATTCACATCAGGAATAACATAAACTTGATCATCTATAGTTTCGCCAACAAGAAATGTTTTCGTTTTAAGGACACCTTCTGTGATTGGAATAGATGAAGAACCAGATTCTGTTTTAAAAACAAAATTACCTGTACCATCATTAATCGCAATAAATGCATCGAGAGTTCTGAATGTATATGTCGTTTCGTTTACTGATGATATAAATTGACTGAACTTTGGAAGAGTTACAGTAGAAGTGGATGTATCAGTCGAAGCGATAGAAATATTCACAGTTGCCTGAGATCCAGTTTTTGACCTTGGATAGTATCCTAAATTTTCTGCATGAGAAACAACAGATGCTCTGATCTGAGAAGAGTTTAAAAATGATTCGTTGATCGCCATATTAGCGATTAATCCATTCAGGTGTGTATTGTATGCTAATACATCTAATATATTAGAAAGTCCACTTCCTTCAAAATTATAATCAGCAAACTCGGTTTGCCGAGATAAATAAGTTTTAAGACTTTCTTTTATTGTATCGAAATCTAAATCAGATGATTGAATTATTGTCATTTTATCTTAACCTTGTGAGAGATATATTCAGTGTATCTTCTTCTTCAGTGCTTATCACCTGAAACACAACAGATATCCTAAGTTCATGACTATCAGGAGAAACTTCAACATTGACTTCCTTCACGATAGCTCTTTTTTCAGAATTATATATGGCATTATAAACTGTATCTTTTATATCATCTTCATCTACTTCTGTAGATAAGGAAAAAAGATATGCATTTAATCCTCCACCGAAATAAGGATCAAAAGGTTTTTCGGTTTTATTAGTCATTAATATATTTTTAATAGATTGCTTCACAGCAGCAGCATCAGTTTTCTTAAAAACATCTCCATCAGATTTCTTAGCGAAACTCAAATCGATATCTTTATATAATTTTGTACGAGATGTAATTATCGTTTTATTAGATAAATTACCATCTTCGTTTGAAAATACTCTAGCCATATGTAAAATCCTTTACACTATTTATAACTTAATCTCCGATAAATACTGTACTTGATCCCGATTCAATTTTATTTGTTCCAGCTGCGTTAACATCAAAGTGTGATCCTGTTCCTTGGTCACCTGTATCAGCTGTATCACCAATCCTAGCAGCTCCTTTATTTCCACTATTTAAATTAATAGTTTGTCCATCCATAGTAATATGTCCGTCTGCTACAATTTTTAAATTTCCTGTCACATGCAGTTTATCGTTTCCTGTTACAGTTCTGAATCCATTTTTGTGATGTGTTACGACATCACCATTCGGATGCATTTCAACAAAAGTACCTGACTTGTGATATATGTGAATCCTCTCTGCATTTGGTGTATCATCAATTTCAATCGCATGCCCACTCGTAGTTTGATATGCTTTGTTATGTGGATATTGAGCTGCGTATGGACTACTCGGTTCTCCGTTCACACTATCAGGAGTTTTACTAATCGTATTAGTACCAGTTGCAAGTCTACTTGTGGATACTGTATCTCTATTGTCACCTTCATATTTTGGTATGAAACCGAGTACAAGTGGAAGTTGTGAATTTTGACCATCAAGGAAAATACCAAACACCATTGCATCGGGTTGAACACCAAGAGCATTTCCTAATTCATTTGTTCCACCACCAGTAATCGGTGCCACAACTTGTGCCCATGGTAAATCCACATCTGGTATCTCTATAAGACTATCAGAATGCACACCTTTAATTCTTACCTGTATTCTTCCAAGTTTCTGAGGATCGTTGATACTCTTGACGATTCCGATAAACCATCGAGTTTGATCTCCATAAAAATCTATATTATCAGATGGTATCATTATTAGCCAACTTTACACAAGAGAGAGATATATCATATCTTTCTTTTTTAAACATATGTCTACACGCAAATATCAAGTATTTTCCTGATTTTTTATCATCCACAAAATCACCTCTTTCGGATCTATCTGGATCTGCTTTCTGAAAAAGTAAATCTACATTATTCCCTATTGAATAACTTTGGTCTCCATCGATAAAATCTTCTCCGTCTACTATGACTTGAAGAGGAGACTTTTTTACAAAAGAATTCATCGCATCTTTTATTACTTTCGTTTTATATTCAGCAGCATTTTTATATTCACTGTATGCATTCCTACCATTAAATGCATCAGATCCACCGATTTGAGTTATTTTTCTATTCTTTAATTTATTAAAAGAAGTTTCGTTTATTTTATAATCTTCTGAAAATAAAAAACTTTTTTGCTTTCTGTTGACCACTTCTGTTTGCTCTAACTTTTCAAATAAATCTTTCATCACATCAAAGTCAAATTTATTATTTAAATTTTTATTTGTATCAATAAATTGATATTCAGATGCGACTAATCCTTTTCGAATTATTTCTAGTAAATTTTCTGTAACTCCAAACTGAAACCGAGTAATCTTTTTTGATTTGCTTTTATCCACTATACCATTAACAGTAGCAGTAGAATGTATGAAAGGAGTTTTTTCATTCATAGAAGTTTGAGAAAGCATATTTCCTAAATCATTAAAAATAAAATGATCTTCTACTAAATTTCTATAAACATAAAATGGATACCCATCAGTAGTAGTTGCATTTCTATTTAACCAAATAATAGATTCAATCGGATTTAAATTTGGAATGATAACTTTAATTGAATTGAAATCTTCATTTTCAATTAAAAAGTTTTTTTCTGGTAAATACTCTCCAATTATTTTTTTAATTATTTCTGATCGTTTTCCTGTATAAACTTTATTCAAATTATATAGACTCGATATATAAGCAACATCTTCTGTCAGGTGTATTATGTTTATGTCAGTGTTATTTCCTTCTCGAATCGTTTTTACGATTTTGGTGATGTAGAAAACTTTTGATATCATTTGAGTATCATCATTTTTCAAACTTTTGATTCTTATTGTTACTGTTTCTCCACCAAGAATATCTACACCTTCGACAACAGCAGAGTTATCGAGAAATACCATTTCTCCTGTCAGATATGGTTTATTCAAACTTTCGAATATATCTAAATCACTCACGTTCGCCATAATTTCAAGAGGAATTTCTATTCTTTCCGAGTTGAGTAATATAGATTCATATTTGTATGATGATCTGCTTTCCATTAGCTTCTGATAGCCTCTTTAAATGAGGAAACTATTTCATTAATTCTACTTGGTTTGACAACTCTTATTTGTTTCAATTCATCATTTTGTTCGTGAAGTTTATCTAATATAGTGACTTCTGTATATAGTGCAGCATTTGAAGCAGCACCATTTGCATCTATGATATCCACATATTCTCCACTTGAATTTTCATAGTGATCAGCTGCAAGATATTCATCTTCATAAGATCCTATTAAAACTAGTTCAGAAGTTCCAGTAGTTTCTATATTTTCTCCAACTATAAACTGAGTGGATCCGTTCACAGATACAGTCAGTTGTCCTAGATTGAAATCTTTATGAGTAATAGTTCCAGTGGCACCAGAAGTTCTACCCGATATTGTATCACCTGTTTTGAAAAAAGTGGGGAAATTTATAATTGTTGATAAAGTTGTTATAGTTTTATTTTTATATCTTTCCTTCACATATTCTAAAAGTTGTGCATTAGAAAGAGGCCATCCACTTTCTCTCAATTTATCATTCATCAAGTAAAAAGTCCAATGAAAATTTGAACTACCATAAAACCTAAATGACAACTGATCGGGTCTTTCATTTTCTATGACAGTATAATCTTCATAGAGTGAAGTGTTATCTTTTACTTGATCTATGACATCAGCATATAAAGTTATATTTCTAAATATATCTGGATTTGCTTCATTGCCAAATTTATATTCAATTTCTGGAAAATGCTTAAAAAAGTTCATTCTAACATTCCTGTTGGTAACGTGATTCCTTCATATGTGAAATATGATTCGTCTTCTTCGTTGATAATATCTTGTCTTGAAAGTGCTTTGTATTCTCTAAATTGGAGAGTAAGTGAAATATGAGTTGGTGATCCATCTGTAAATAATCCTTCACCTGGCTGTCTATTATATGTTGTTTCTATATTTGCAAGGTATGAAAGTTTTATCGGTGTTCCAACATTTTTGAATATTCCATTTTTACCAGAAAGCAATCTAACAAGATATATGTTTGGATATCTGTAAGCTATAGGTATAGAACCAACTCCAGCACTCTCTTCTGGATAAGCATTGATTCTAAACTGTTTAATTATTTTTTTAACTTCTCGAGATTCTTCAGCAGATCGAGGATGGAAATCAAATTGAAACATAAAGTTTCTTATTTGCGCACCTCTGAAAGTAGTTCTCAAATTAGGATTTATCACAACCCTTCCTAATAGACCAACAACATCTCTCGCGACAGATGGAACTCCTGGAACACTGGCTGCTCTGGCAGCTGCGATAGCAGATAAAGATCCAGATCCTGCAACAACATTAAACAAGTCGAGAAGACTATCACCCATCTCTTGTATACCTTTGAGAACTCCCTCTCCTAAAGAAGCTCCTTGTCCTATCGCACCATATGCTGCTCCACCTGCAAGACCAAGTTCCGCAGTTCCATAATCTAACGCATCATTCACTTGAAAAGTTAATGGCAAATATAATTCAGTTCTTTGATTCAGTTTATTTAATTTCATAGAAGTTAGTTTTGATCCAGAAACAGTACCGTTGAACCTCTGGTCGATTCCAGAACCTGTACCACCAGAACCTGCTTTTTTAAATTTAAATTCTGTACCGATAACTTCCATTGGTTGGAATATAATTTTAGATTGTAATCTACCTTCTTGATTCAGTGGATACTTTAAATTCAAATTACCTTCATCGATGGTAATTTTTTCTATTTCTCTTGGCATGTAATTTTCCTATAAATAAAAATTTACTGAAACTATTTATAATAAAAAATGGCATATTCTGGACGTTACATAGTAAAGAACACAAACAAATACAAAGGTGATTTTACGAAAGTCATCTACAGATCGTTGTGGGAACGCAACGCAATGAGATGGTGCGACGATAATACAAAAGTAAAGTCATGGTCTTCCGAAGAAGTTGTGATACCATATTATTATGATGTCGATAAAAGGTATCATCGATACTTTGTTGACCTTAAAATTGTAATGGAAGGTAAAACGATACTTGTGGAAATCAAACCCGAAAAAGAAACTACACCACCGACTGGAGAAAAACGAACAAAAAGATATATCAACGAAGGTTTAACATATATCAAAAATATGAACAAGTGGGAAGCTGCTGAAGATTATTGTAAAGATCGTGGTTGGGAGTTTCAGATATGGACTGAAAAAACTTTACAGGAAATGAAACTATTACAAAAACCAGTTCCTGGTAAATTGAAGAAACTAAAACCTTTGGCACCATATCGTAAAAAACCTAAAAAATAGTATAAATAGGTCTATGAGTAATTTATTTCAACAACTCGAGATCGAAGCATTCCGTGCTGGTATTACACCACGGACGAAAGAGTCTATTGCTTGGTTTCGTAAAAAAGCGTCACAATTGAGAAATGTCAATCGACGTGAAATTATGCGTGATGAACAAATCGCATTAAAAAATAGACCGAAAACAGGTGCATTCGGTAATATGTACATGTATTATTATGATGCGAAACATAAAGATACACTTCCTTATTATGATGCCTTTCCTCTTGTGATACCAATGGGTCCAGCAAAAGGAGGGTTTTATGGTATGAACTTACACTATCTCCCACCAGTCTTAAGAGCGAAAGCGCTTGATGCTTTGCTCGGAAATGGTGGAGTACCAGAAAAATTTATTCGACCGACTATACATCGATATTTGTTCAGTCAAGTAAAAAGTCGTTTCGCGTTAGTAGACAAACCTGAATGGGAAGTTGCAACTTTTTTACCAACAGCCGATTGGAGAAAAGCAACTTCCTCTGTAGTTTATAAAGATTCAAGGAAAAAAATGTAATGTCAGTAGATGTCTTAAAAAGTATCATAGGAAAAAGAAATGGTATCGCCAGACTCAATCGGTTTACAGTCGAACTTCCTAGGATTGCTGGAACAACTATAACTCTTGATGAAACGACAGTTTTGTGTAAAACTGTTTCGATACCAGGAAAAGGTATCGCAACTCATGATAGAAGAATCATGACAGAAAATGAGAAAATAGGATATGGATATATCGTACAAGAAGTTCCTATGACATTCCTTCTTTTAAATGATTATGGAATGAGGGATTATTTTGATAAATGGATGAATTCTATAGTAAATCAAGAAAATCATGAAGTAAGTTATAAAACAGAATATCAAAAAAATATAAAAATACACCAGTTACGAACTCCTATTGAAGCTGATAGATTTGCTTTTTTTGGTACCAATGAAATAAACAGAAGCAATAAAATTTACTCTGTAGAACTTGAAAATGCATTCCCAACAACACTTAACTCAATAGACTTCTCAAACGACCCTGATGTGATAGGAGAAGTATCTGTATCAATGGCTTATACAAAATGGAGACGAATATAATATGCTACCAAGAATAAATGATGATAAACCAATATATGAATTAAAATTACCAACAAACGGAAAGACTTATAAGTACAGACCATTTTTAGTAAAAGAACAAAGAAATATATTGATGGCAAGTGAATCTGGATCGGCGCGAGAAGGAATTATGAGTATGCTTCAATGTATTGAGTCTTGTGCTCCAGAAGCAAAAATAAGTGAACTTTCTACTACCGAGATAGATTATATCTTTCTTCAAATAAGAGGAAAATCTGTAGGAGAAAAAAGTGAAATAAATTTAAAATGTAAAAAATGTGATTTAGAAAATCCTATAGAAATTAATTTATCCGAAGTTGAAATAAAAGGATATAAAAAAGAAGATACTGTAGAATTAACCGATAAAATAAAATTAAAAATGAAATATACCACATATGATGACAGTGTTAAAAATATTGAAAAACTCGAAAAGGAACAATCTGCAGCAGAATTAATTTTCACTACATTGAAAATTTCTTTGCACTCACTCGAAGTAGATGATGAATTAATTATGTTTGCTGATGAAAGTGAAGAAGAAATTGATCAATTTTTAAATTCCTTAACTTCTGAACAATTAAATAAATGTGTTAGTTTCATAGAAGAAGCACCAGGATTGAACTATCAAACAAAATTTACTTGTCTCGGTTGTGAAGAACATAATGAAGTTAGTATAGAAAGATTTCAAGATTTTTTTTAATATCCCTCTCACATGAAAATCTAGAAAATTATTATAGAACAAATTTTCAATTGATGTATCATTTTAAATATTCTTTGACTGAACTTGATAATATGCTACCATGGGAGAGGGAAATATATTTAACACTTCTGAAACAACAGATAGAAGAAGAAAATAATAGGAATAAAAATGGCTAGTCTATCAGATGTAAACCAAACCTTAATGGACCAAAACGATTCTTTAAAAGATATCGCCCAAAATTCGGTTGAAACTAAAAATTTAATTTTAAAACAATTACAAAACACAACTGGATTTAAAGCAATTGAAAGGCAACAAGAGTCCTCTATTAATAGAACAATTACTGGTGCAAGTGGTGTCGCGACAGGTGCTATGAAAGGTGTTGGGAATGCATTAGGGAATTTAACTGGATTATTTCAAAAGGGTGGAATGGTTGGACTTCTCGCTTTATTAGCGAAAGGACTTATTACTCGTGGAGTTCCTGCTCTTCTCATGACTTCTTTTTCGGACAATATAGCAGAATATCTCGCAGGAGAGGATGGAAGTGATGAAGTGAAAGGTGTGATAGAAAGGTCTATTATTGGTGGATCACTTGGATTTTTACTCGGATGGAGAGGGGCTCTTGTTGGTTCTTTACTTGGAGCTTTATTAACTGATGAAAACAGAGCAAAATTATCAGAACTTGGAGAAAATTTTGCTTCTCTTGCTTCGGAATGGAACTTGACTTTACCAAGTTTCGAATCAACTCTTAATTTCATAACAAATACATTTGGTGGAGCACTTGATTTTATCAACAATATAATTTCTGGTGATTTCAGTGAGGCATTCACAAAAAATCTAGATGATTTAGTCTTAGCAGTTGGTGGTCTTTTTCTTTTATTTTCACCGAAAGGAACTATTTCACTTGCATTGAAAGGATTAAAGAAAACAATGGGTCTTGCTAAAACAGCATTTTTAGCTGGTGCTACAGGATTAGGAGCGAAAGAAGTTGTAAAAAATACTACCAAAGCAGCAACTACTGCTACTGCTGCCACTGCTGCGGCAGGATCTGTTGTTTTATCAAAGTCTGGAAATAAAATGATTGCAGGGGCAGATGGCAAAGCAACGACTGTCAAAGCACCAGCTGGTTCTAAAGTTGGAGACATACCAGCACTAACTGGACCTAAAGTTGAGAAGTATGCGAAACTGATGAAATTTTTAAAATTCCCAGGAATCGGTTTAGTGATGTCTGTTCCAGAAATTATTTCAATAGTCACATCAGATAAATCAAAGTCAGAAAAAGCAAAGGGTTTATCTGGAATAGTAGGTGGAACACTTGCTTCTGGTGGAGGTGCTGTTTTAGGTGGAGCGATCGGAGCATTCGGTGGACCTGCTGCACCTCTCACAGCACCATTAGGTATGCTAGCTGGTGGAATAGGTGGGTATTTCTTAGGCGATTATTTAACTAAAAAAATTGTCGGTCTTATGTTAGGTGAACCAGATAATAGTAAATTAGAAACTGGAGAATCTTCACAACCTCAACCTCAAAAACGCGCAATCGGAAGTATAAGAAGTATTGAACGTGGTTCTAGTTATAAAGTTAATGGTAAAGAAGCAACTCCTGAACAACGTCAGGCAAAACTCGATTATCGCCCAGGAACAGTTTCAGAATCTATAAGCACTGAAGCATTACAGGAAAATGCTAATGCAAAAAATCAACCTGCGGTAATTATGCAAAATAATTCAGCACCGCAGGTTAATAATGTAAGTAGTTCATCCACACCTATAATTGCACCAATGGTGAACAATGCAGATGTGAATGATTCCTTAGTTGTTGCCTATTAGGCATCTTCATTTGCTAATCGAGAAAAATAAGACATAGCATCATTTTCATCATCCATCTGATCAGCAGTCACTGGTTCTAACTTTTGTGGTTCAGGAGCAGATACTGGTTCATTGATCTGTATTTCCTGTCTTACTGTGTAAGCACCAGCAGTTGCTTCTTCACCAAGTACTCTCATCAACTTAGTTTTTAACTCGTCATAAGTTTTATAATTGGTTGGATCTGTAAAATCATTTAAATTGTGTAGTTGATTATATACAGATTCCAAACGAGAATCATCACCATCATAAAGAGAGGTTTGAGAAGAAAATTCGGATTTATCATAATTTCGATAACCTTCTACTTGTCTAATTTTGAGTTTAAAGTCGGCACCTTCCCACATATCAAATGGATTAACTGGTGACTCATCGGCAAACTCAGGTTGCATTGAATCCATCAGTTTGTCAAAAATCTTTTTACCAAACTTATAGAGAAATACTTTACCCTCATTTTGAGGTGCAGAAGGATCCTGTAGAACAAGAACATTAGTCACATAATGAAGACGACGTTTTTGTGCACGTGCTCTTTCTTTATCTGCGTCTATTCCTGAGTTCCAAAGTTTCGAGTTGAGTTCGCCAACTGGATCATTCTGACCA